CGCTGACAATCAAGGGTACTTCGACAACAAAGGCGTGATGAGAAAATGGTGACTTTAAAAGAAGTAAAACAGTATTTAAAAAGCGATTGGGAGGATGAGGATACACTCATTCTCTCACTTATAGAAACTTCAAAAAGGCTATGTATGGACGTTGGCAGAATGGATGAAAAAGAGTTTGAAGAGAACTCTGAAATCACAAGACAGGCAATGCTTTACACAATTTCGTATCTGTATGAAAACAGAAATACAGCTGATTACTCAAAATTAACTCTGACGCTAAGAGCACTTCTTTTTGCACAGAGAGAGGGAGTGGTGTGAGTTTTGGAAATTGGAAAATTGAATCAGAAAATTACGATTTTAGAAAATCAGACAGTGATTGATGAGATAGGAAACCATGTCGCAAAATGGTATGAAATTTATAATTGTTGGGCGTACGTGACAGTAAAAAAATCATCTGAAAATACCGAAACAGGAGTAACGAGAGAATCGCTGACGTTGCAATTCATGATTCGTGAAAACAGTTTTACAAGGCTGATTTCATCTACAAAAAACAGAATAAAATACCATGATACAGAGTTTAATATAACAGAAATAATCCTTGATTTTAATAGGAAAGATTATATAAAAATTGTGGGAGAAATGCGAAAGGAAGGCGATAAAAATGGGTTCTTTAGTATCAATTGAAAATATGGCTGATGAAATAATGAAAGGTCTGAATGAGTACAGCGACCTTGCAGATACTGAAATGAGAAAAGCAGTACGCAAAACAGCAACTCAGATGAAAAAGGAAATTTCAGCGAATGCGCCTGCGGATACAGGTGCTTACAAAAAAAGTTGGTCAGTGAGTAAAACATCTGAAAACAGCCATGAATTGAAGATGACCGTTCATTCCAAAAATAGATATCGTCTGGCACACTTATTGGAAAAAGGTCATGCCAAGCGTGGCGGTGGAAGAGTCGCAGCACGAGTACATATCGCTCCTGCGGAAGAACATGGTGCAGAATTATTGGAAAGTCTGATTGAGAAAGCGATGAGGTGATTCCTGTGACATACGAAGAAATCGCTGAAATGATGCGTGAAACGAGTCTGCCGTTTGCGTATCACCATTTTGCGGAAGGTGATAGTCCAGAACCACCTTTTTTGATTTTTCTTTCACCAAGTGAAGAAAATTTCGCAGCGGACAATAAAATGTATTTTAGTTTTAAACGGCTTAATATCGAACTTTATACAGATAAAAAGTCGCCTGAAACTGAAAAAATAATCGAAGATATTTTATCAGAACATAGAATTTTTTACAAGAAATCAGAAGTGTGGATAGAGTCAGAACGGCTCTATGAAGTACTTTTTGAAATGGCAGTCTGAAAATTTAAGGAGGTAAGTTCAGTATGTCTAAAAAGAAGAAAAACAAGGTTAAATTCGGTTTACAGAATGTGTATTATGCGGTAATCACTGAGTGGATAGAGCAAGATGATACAAAAATTGCGCCAATTTATGCGAATCCTGTGCGTTTGCCGGGAGCCGTAAATCTTAGCATAGATGCAAGCGGAGAGCCTGAAAATTTTTACGCTGATGATTGCGTTTATTACGTTATCAGCAACAATTCAGGGTATGAGGGTGATTTGGAAATTGCCTTGGTTACGACAGATTTTGCGATTGATGTGCTTGGTGAACGACTCGATTCAAAGGGCGTTTTAGTTGAAAGCAACGATGCAGAAACAGCACAGTTTGCATTGCTCTTTGAATTTTTAGGTGATGTAAATCATATCCGTCACGTGCTTTATTGTTGTTCAGCGAGTCGTCCTGCGACTGAAAGTTCAACAACTGAAGACTCAACAGAAGTAAAAACAGAAACTCTTTCGTTGACGGCAAGTGCGCTTCCAAGTGGAGTAGTAAAGGCGAAAACTTGCGAATCAACGGACGAAACGGTCTATAACAACTGGTTTAAACAGCCGTACAGTCCGTCTGACGGTAACTATTCGGAAACAGAATCATAAGAGGTAAAAAATGGCTATAACAAAAGAAATAATGATTGATGGAATCAAAGTTAAATTCAAAGCAAGTGCATCGATTCCAAGATTATACAGATTAAAATTCGGCAGGGATATTTATCACGAATTTTCCGAAATGAAGAGCATAACTTCAGATTCGGATATATCCGTTGAAACACTTGAACATTTTGAAGATTTAGCGTGGCTCATGGCAAAGCACGCAGACCCTGAAAATGTCGAAGATTCACCTGATATCTGGCTTGAAAATTTCAATACTTTATCGATTTATCAAGTTCTGCCACAGATTTTAGAGTTGTGGGGTCTTAATTTGCAGACTAAGGTTGAATCTAAAAAAAACGTCGAAAAACTGACCGAAAAATGACAACAGCACTGTTTATGCTTCGCTGTGTTCAGATTGGACTATCGGTTTCAGATCTGGATTTTCTAACAATTGGAATGGTAAATGAGATGTTTATTGAAATGGATAACGATAGCTATGATGGCTATACAGAACTTGCAAATCAAGATGATTTTAACCGATTTTAAGGCAAAAATATAGTACAAACAGTGCGATAGGAGGTGAAGCCTTACGGCAAGCAGAATATCAGGCATTACCGTTGAAATCGGCGGTGATACAACCAAGTTAAGTTCCGCATTAAAAGATGTAAACAGTAACATTAAAAGCACGCAGTCACAACTTAAAGATGTTGAAAAACTGTTGAAACTTGACCCTACAAACACAGAATTACTTGCACAGAAACAAAAATTATTAACGCAGGAAATTTCCGATACAAAAGAGAAATTAACAACCCTGAAAACTGCTGCCGAGCAGGCAAACACCGCCCTTGCAAATGGTGATATCTCGCAGGAACAGTACGATGCGTTGCAACGTGAGATAGTCGACACAGAAGAGAAATTAAAGAGTCTTGAAACACAGGCGGAAAGCTCAACAACGGCACTGCAAAAGATTGAAAGTGCAGGAACAAGTTTACAGAATGTCGGCGATAAAATCTCGGGGGTTGGCGAAAAATTACTTCCTGTTACCGTTGGAATCGGAGCAATCGGAACAGCAGCTGTAACCACAGCTGCAAACTTTGAAAGTTCAATGTCACAGGTTCAGGCAACCATGGGAATAACAAGTGACTCAATGTCGGAAGTTAACGGCGAATCGGTAAACACCATGGATAAGCTGTCTGAGCTTGCACAGCAGATGGGTTCGGAAACTGCTTTTTCGGCAAGTGAGTGTGCAGATGCGTTGAATTATCTCGCTCTTGCAGGCTATGATACACAGCAAATGTGTGATACTTTGCCAACTGTCCTTAATTTAGCAGCAGCAGGCGGCATTGATTTAGCGTCCGCTTCTGACATGGTAACTGATGCAATGTCAGCTCTTGGAATGGGTGTCGATGAAGCCGATACCATGGTTGACCAGATGGCGAAAACCGCATCAACTACGAACACTTCTGTATCTCAATTAGGCGAAGGAATTCTGACAATCGGTGCAACAGCTAAGTCAATAAAAGGTGGTACAGCCGAATTAAATACAGCACTTGGAATCCTTGCAAACAACGGAATTAAGGGTTCTGAGGGTGGTACACATTTAAGAAATGTTATTTTATCACTTCAAAGTCCGACCGATACGGCAGCGTCTTGCATTGAAGATTTAGGCTTGCAGATTTATGATTCTGAGGGCAATATGCGCTCATTAAACGACATTTTAGGTGACCTTAATTCCTCAATGTCAGACATGAGTTCAGAAGAAAAAAATAACATAATTTCGACAATTTTCAATAAAACCGATTTGTCATCTGTCAATGCACTTCTGGCTAATACAGGTGACACATGGGATACTTTACAGCAATCAATAAGTGACAGTGGCGGAGCAGCAGAGCAAATGGCTGACACTCAGCTTGACAATTTATCCGGTCAGATTACGATTTTGAAATCGGCTTTGGAGGGTCTTGCAATTTCGTTTGGCAACTTGCTTCTGCCGACAATAAAAAATGTAGTTTCGCATATTCAGTCAATCATTGACAAGCTGAATTCGCTTGATGATGGAACAAAACAGACAATTATAAAAATTGCGTTGGCAGTTGCAGCAATCGCTCCTGCATTAATCGCAGTCGGGAAAATGACATCGGGAATCGGGTCACTATTGAAAATAGGTGCACAGTTGCCGTCTGTACTCGGTGCGATTGGTTCAGCACTTGGAATTGCAAGCGGAGCTATTGTCGCTGTGGTGGCGGTGATTGCCGTGCTTGTTGCAGCATTTGTGAATTTATGGAATAATAACGAGGAATTCAGAAATAAAATAACCGAAATATGGGGAGAAATAAAGCAGACATTTACCGATTTAACACAAGGAATAGTTGACAGATTGAATGCTTTAGGCTTTGATTTTGAGAATTTTTCCGAGGTTTTATCGGCTATATGGACGGAGCTTTGCAACTTCTTATCCCCACTTTTTGAAGGAACATTTCAACAAATATCAAATATTTTCTCTCTGGTTTCAGGTGTGATTTTAGGTTTAGTTGATGTATTTTCCGGGATATTTACAGGCGATTGGGAATTGCTCTGGGCAGGTGTTAAAGAGGTTTTTAGTTCAATCTGGGATTTTATTGTTTCATTTTTCACGACCTGTATAAATACGCTGAAAAATGTTGCAGATGTAATTTTAGGTTGGTTTGGGACATCATGGAGTGAAGTCTGGACAAGTATCAGCACATTTTTTACCGATATCTGGAATAATATCGTGTCTTTTTTGGTTGGCATAAAGGACACGTTTGTTAGTGTCTGGACTGAAATTTACACGACAATTGAAAGCGTTGTAACGGCAATATCAGATGTTGTAACAACTATTTTTACAGCAATTTATGACTTCATTTCGGGAATATGGTTGAGTATTTATGATGTTATCAGTCCACTGATTGAAGCTTTTAAATATCTTTTTGAAACGATATTTGAAGCAATAAAAATAATAATCAGCAACGTCATGGACTGGTGCAAAGAAAAAATACAAACAGTCTGGAATGTGATAAAAACAACGATAGAATCAATTTTAAAGCCGATTTCAAGCTTTATATCATCAATATGGAATTCGATAAAAACAGTAATTTCAGGAGCAGTTGAGGCAATAAAATCAAAAATTTCTTCGGGATTCAATTCTGCTTCCTCATCGGTTTCATCAACAATGGGAACGATTAAAAGCACTGTATCTTCAATATGGAGCGGTATAAAATCAGGTGTTTCAAGCAATATTAAAGAAATTGTTGATACAGTTAAAAATGGCTTTAGTTCAGCTAAAAGCTACATAACAGGACTTGCAGGAGAAGCCTTTAACTGGGGCAGTGACATAATCAGTAACATTGTTTCGGGAATCAGAAGTATGATTGGAAATGTCGCAAATGCGGTTACAGATGTTGCAAATACAATCAAAAGTTATCTTCACTTTTCAGTGCCTGATGAAGGACCGCTGACCGATTTTGAAAGTTGGATGCCAGACTTTATGCAGGGGCTTGCAAGTGGAATTGAAAAGAATAAAAAACTTGTAGAATCGGCAATAAATGGTGTTGCATCAAGTCTTAAAATTGGATTTGACGATAATAATTTTGATGATTTTTCAAGTGCGTTGGTTGGCGGTTCGCAAAGCGGAAATCCTATGAATGTCTACTATCAGACAGACAACAGCAAGACCATAAACCAAACGAACAACAGCCCGAAAGCGTTATCAAGACTTGAAATTTACAGACAAACACACAACGCATTAAAGGCTTAAAGAGGTGATTTTTTGAAATTTGAATTTATTTTGCAGGACGAAAACAAGAACGAAATCTGCTTTACCAAAACGCAAAATCAGTATATCACCTCCGAAATTGAGGGATTAGAACCGCCTACAGCGACTATCAGCACATCAAAATATGCAAGCGTGGACGGTTCTTACCTTAATTTATCCGTTATCGAGAAACGAAATATTGTTGTTAGTTTCAATATGTGCGGAATCAACATCGAAAACCGCCGTCATAAACTTTATGACGTTGTGAAACCGAGAAAGTATATAAAGGCTATTTATAGGACAAAAAAGCGTGATGTTTATTGTGAGGGTGTTGTTGAAAGTTGCAGTGTTAACAGATTTGACAAAGAAATCACAGGGAAGATAAGTATAATTTGCGTTGACCCATTCTGGTATAGCAGTAGTGAGCAGAAATTTCAGCTTGACACCCTGATTGGTGCGTTCCATTTTCCATTTTCTATCGAAGAATCGGGAATTCCATTCAGTTATTATGATACGAATGAGTACGTTGAAATCTCAAATGAGGGC